AAAATAGCGATGCAGATGAATACTGGAAATGTGAGTTAGACAAATCTGGTAATGGTTATGCAGTTATTCGCTTTCTTCCAACATCTCCAAAAGATGCGGAATCAGATGGTCTTCCATGGGCAAAATATTATGATCATGGCTTTCAAGGTCCAGGTGGTTGGTATATCGAGAAATCTTTAACGTCAATCGGTCTTGACGATCCGTTAGGAAAATATAATAGCGAACTATGGGAATCAGGAATTGAGGCTAACAAGGAGCAAGCACGTAAGCAAAAACGTCGATTGCATTATGTCTCTAACATTTATATTGTTAAAGATACAAAACATCCTGAACATGAAGGAAAAGTATTTAAATATGTTTATGGTAAGAAAATTTTTGAAAAAATTACTCAAGCTATGAATCCTCAGTTTGAAGATGATAAACCAATCGATCCATTTGATTTCTGGGCTGGCGCAAACTTTAAATTAAAAATTCGTAAAGTTGACGGTTATCAAAATTACGATTTAGCTGAATTTGATAGCGCAGGTCCGTTGTTTGAAGATGATGATAAATTAGAAAAACTTTGGAAATCACAATATTCTTTACAAGAATTATTGGAACCTAAAAACTTTAAATCTTATGCGGATTTAGATGCTAGGTTAAAAAGAGTTTTAGGTCAAACTAATCAATCAAAATACAAAACTGCTGAAGATTATACAGCGAAATCTCTTGATGAGGTTGAAGATGAAGTATTTGTACAAAATGTAGTTGAAAAGAAAACTACTGCTTCATTTGCTGCAGCTGTAATTGATGACGAGGAAGATGACGATATGTCATATTTCTCTAAACTTGTAGGTGATGATTAAATAAGAAAGGGAGCTTCGGCTCCCTTTTTTTATGCCATTAATCCACCTTGCGTACTCCACATACTCCCTTCTTCCATCATTTTTATAGTTGGATCATCGTTTCTTACCCCAGGAACAGATTTTCCTGTTCCTGCTGGAGCAGGTGGAGGAGGAGTTTGTTGAGCTTGCTGTTGTTGGGCTTGTTGAGGAGCTTTTCCTTGTTGTTTCATAACTGCGTCATGATATTCCTGTGTTCCTGCTATATTATTTCTTCTTTCATCCAATTCTTTACTTTTAGCATAATTTTCGTCTAATCGATGTAAATCTTTTTCCATTGATTCTTTATCATCACCATAATCTTTATATCTCGGTTCAGCATCATATTCGCTTTGTAATTTGCTACGTTCAGCATCTATATCATCAACTTCTTTTAACATATCTTGTTCTTTTTTTGAAAGAGGTGTTGCAGTAGGTTTCTCAACAAATGATGCTGTAGGATTTGCAGCTACATAAGCTTCAGCTGTTTTATCGACATCTATTTGTAATTGCTCTGACGGACTAATTTTATGTTTTTCTACCCATTGCGATTCGCGTTCTTTTTGTTCCTTATCTTGTTTTATGTCATCATCAGTTGCTAAAAATTCTTCTCCAGTTTCTAAATCCTGTTTTTGCATTGTACCTATTGAATCTTTATATAAATGAAATTTTGGCGCATCAAGTTTTTCTGAATCAGGAACATCGCTGTATGGTGTAGCAGGAGCAGCAGTTTTTCCATTATCTCTATCAGTTTGTTCTTGATATTTTTTTATTTCTTCTGGAGTTGCTGTAGTTTTTTTGCGGGTCCATATATCAATTTTAGCAAATTTTCCATCCCCTTTATCTGATAATACATATGGCAACCTTTCTTGTTCAGGGGCTTTATTTGTATTTTCATTTACATCTTCTGCAGAAACGTCATATGGGCTGGATTTTTCTTCTTCTCCTGGAGCTATAAAATATGGATTTCTTTTTCTATCACCAGTAAGTTCTACTCCTTTTATTACAGGTTTTGCTGAAGAAGTTTCTTTTTTATCAGGTAAACTTTTACCCATAAGTTTTTCGGCATTTCTTACTCTTTCTGGAGAATGCCCTCCATGCATACTTGCTGCAGTTATTTCGTATTTTCTTTCAACAGATTTAGCAGCTCCTTCAGCAGTAGTTTGTTTTCGAAGGTCGTTTCCTGCACTTTTATGTGAATTATTTAATTCCCAATCTACAAATTCTAACTGATCTTCGAGAGAAGCTCCAACTAAATCTTTATGCATTATTTCTTTAAATTTAGCTTGGCGATCTGGGTGCCATTGAGCTATCCCTACTGCTTTGCCTCCATCTCCGCGTCTTTCTCCTGATATTACATCTTTGTTAAAATTTCCTGATTCTCCTTGTAAGTTTCCAACAATTCCTGCAGCTTGTTCTTCTGTATATCCCTTATTCACAAAGAAGTTTTTTGCATATGCTGCTTTATCGTCTCCTCCCCCATTTAATAATTCAGCTCCGACAACTGCTCCGCCAACTCTTGCTGCTGTAGGGGCTACAGTTTTTGCTGCACTTCCTACAGCTTTAGCGCCACCTAAAATTCCTTTTCCTATTTTTGAGAGTAAGCCAACTTTTTTTGCTGGATTTAGCGCAGAAACAGCAGCTGCGCCTGCAGCTTTAGGGTTAATTTTACCCAATAGTTTTGACCAGAAACCTTTATCTGCTTCACCCATTCCTCCTTCTTCTCCGCCTAAACCTCCCCCGCCTCCGCCATAAATGGGGGTTGCAGATCCCATTTCATTCTGACGAGCTTGCATATTTGCAGAATTTAAATCATTTGTAGCATTTTGTTGTGATTGTGATCGCGTTAACGAAGAAACATCTCTAGATATTGAATTAATAGTATCATTTGTTTTTGCTAATACATTATAAATTTTATTTAATACTTCAATTGCAGATTTTCCTTGAACGTCTCCGCCACCGAAATGACTTTCACCGATTCTACCAGAATCCCCGCCAGAGGGCATTGAATTAAATGTTGAACCAACTGAACCTCCGCCGGCAAATAATGATCCCGTCCCTGCGCTAATTCCCCTAAATGGATTTGACCCTTTTCCAACAGCTGCCCCTAATGCTCCACCTGCTACATCTCCTAATAAATTACCTGCTCCTTTTTTTATATCTTCCCATGCTTCTCCTGGATGATCAATTGCGTTATCAACCCAATCTACTCCCTTTTGAGCTTTTTCTTGCCATTTGGTTTTTTCTTCGTCAGATAAATTTTCATAATATTCGCCTGCTGGTATTCCAATAGCAGCACCTAATCCTGCTCCTTTTAATGTAGTTTTACCTAAACTTGCAATTCCACTACCAACAGATTTTGCTCCCTCGACAACCTTTCCGCCAGCCCAATCTGCGCCCTGAACAATTTTATTTTTAGTCCAATCTGCAACTTTACCAAAAATACTTTGTTCTGGCGGCGGAGTTATTGTTTCTTGAACAGTTTCCGTCGCTCTTGTTGTGTTACTTCTAAATGGAGTTTCTGTAGGAGTGGAATTTGTTGCAGTTCTTGCTTGCTGCTGTTCTGCTTGCGCTCTTTGAATAGATTCCTGTGCGCGTTGTTCTCGGGCAGCTGCTCTTGCTGCCCGCTCTGCAGATAATGCTTCGTCTGCTTTATCTGCAGCACTTTTAAATACATTACTTACTTTTTTTAATGAAGGAATATTTTCGCCAATTACTTCAGCAGCACCCTTAAACAATTTTGGAGCAGCTTTAAATGCAGCTTTACCTGCTGCTCCTCCAAGTGCAGTAGTAGCAACATCTCCTGCAAAAGATGCTATTGCTCCTCCTTGACCTTTTAATGCTTGGTTATATAATTTTTCTGCACCTTGTCTATCGCCAGCAGTTGCTGCTTCAACAAATTTCATTGCATCATCAGCGCTGGATATGTATTTTAATTGTTCTTTTTGACTTAAAGTTAAATTATTTAATTTACTTTCTCTTTCAACAATCCAATTTCTATCTTTGCTATTTTGACTTACGCGAGAAAATTCATCTTTTGTTTGATTATATGCATTACTTGCATATTCTTTTGCATTATCTAAAAATGATGTATCTGAATTATTAGTTGCCATCTATTGCATATTCCTTTTAGCTTCTTGTTGTTTTCGTCTTTCTTCTTTGTCTTTTAGATACTGCACCAATAAACCTACATAAACTTCCCTTTCCCAAGGGATCATCTCTTCCAACTCATGTAATCTGTATCCATGATGTTGCATCATGTTAAAATTTGTTTTATAAAAAGTTGTAAGATCAACATTACCAAGAATTAAATAAAAAAATCAAAAATATCTCGTACTTCTATAGAATGATCGAATCCGCATTTATTACATTTAATACCTAATTTTTTAACGATTTTTGGTTCATTTGCAAAAAATTCTTCTATTTTTACATATTTTTCTGGAGGTAATTCTCCAATCCAATCAACAATATTTTGTAATGGAACATCTTTTGCGCTATAAGCTGAATTATCGTCATAAATAAACTCAACGTTTTTAGCAATTATTTCAAGAATTTGCTGCGGAGTAGGTAATGCATCACCAATAGCATCTTTTTCAAATCTTTGATAACGTAATTTTAATCCAACTTTATCTGTTACTTCAATAATAGGAGAAATATCTGGTTTAATTATTTCCAATTCAGTCAAAAGATTTAATTCGTGTTCCATAATATTATTACATTTTTTATCTTCTTCTGTTATATTTTCGCATCTATATTTTAATTCAAGGATTTCAGATTCAGATCTTGCTCGTAATTGATAAAATAAAAATTCAACATCATTTAATGGTAAATCAGCAACTTCTGTTGAATCAACACAACAATTTTGTGCTATTTGAATTATCGCATCAACTAATGAATTATTATCTCCTGATTCTTTAGCCATGGCTAGAATCTTTTGTTCTTTTACGTTGTAAGGTCTATATTTTACAGTTAATTCTGATATTGGTAATTTAACTGTATATGTTGGCATATCAATTTTTGGTAACAAACTCATATTTTATAATCCTATTTTATCTTAATCCAGATGATATTGTAAAGTTCGACAACCCAAGATTAGGCAATGTCGATGTCGCAGCTACAGGATTTCCGCTTTTGAAAGCTCCTTTTATGCTATTTATTGTTGCAGCAGTTTGAATTGCTGTTCCTAATAATTCTCCTAATGGACCTCGTGAATAGTTCCCAGTTCCTTCTACTGATAAGAAATTGTATGAATATTCTGTGTATGCAAATGTAACATTTAATGATTGGGCTTCATTTTGAGCTGACCAAGATAATGGTACTTGATTTATTGATACGGGAAATGCATCATATAATGTTACTTCTACCAATGGATCTCCAGTAATAGCAAAATGTGTAATTTTTACTGTCCCAACATAATCTGCTTTGTATTGTACATTATATGTTGTTTCTTGTACTTTTTTACCTCTATAATTTATAGTTTCTGCTCTTCCTGTTATAAAAGAAATCCATTTTTGAAAAAATTTTCTAGTAATTTCTACTCCAGATCCTCTTGTATAGAATGCTAATGTAATATCGTTATATCCAGTCATAACTGAAAATTTTTCAGTAACTCCATATATTTTCTGTGTTACTGTTGCAGTAGATTCTCCAGGTAATTCTGCAGAATGACATAAAAATGATAAACTTTTTTCTGATGAACTGCCTCCCGATATAGTAAAATTTCCAGAAGATTGATCGGGGGGTATTTGTGAAAATATTTCAACTTTAAAATATGCAGTTCTACCAACATCATATTTTCTTAATTCAGCTATTCCTTCTGCCATATTATTTTTTGTTTCTGGACCCGACCCATTCATTAAAGTATTAAAACCGCTTTTAATACTTCCGGCTGTATCTGATAGTGTATCGAAAAATGACATTATTGTTTTCCTCTAAAGTGTCATATCTTGTGTAGCCATAGATTCTTTCCATACATATTGTTTTGATTTTTTCATAAATGATTCAATTGGAAGAGAAGCTGCGAACCCCCAATCTTCAGGGGGAATTAATTTTATTTCTGATCTAATATTAGATTTTAAATATTGTTTAAAGCAAGGTTCAAAAAATGCAAATTCTTGAACTCCTTTTAGATTTTCGTATTTAATGTTTAATCTATCTAATTGTCCATCTTTAGTAACTGATTTTTGCATTAAATTGCTCAACAAAATTAATCTTGGTTCTGGTGGTAAATAATGTAAATTTAATCCAGTAAATCCGCCTTGATGTATTCCTGTTAAAAAAATTAATGGAAATGTATCGTAATATGGTAAACTTTTTCTTCCTTTTGGATCATAATGAAACAAATACATTTTACCAACTTCGAACATATTAGTTTTATTAGCGCCAGGAGCCAATAAATCTTTTTGTTTTGGAATATGTTCTGATTTTTCTTTTGATCCTATACTTTGTAAAGATTTTATTTCATTTTTAAACCACGTTATTGCTTCAGTAACATTTCTTAACGTAAATTTAAAATGAAATTTTGAATCTAAAGGTTCAGCTGGTCCAGGTTGCATATTATTCATTTATAACCCTAAATCCTTTTCTGTTAATACTTTGAATTCCCATTTTCTATCCATACAATATTCTCTTGCTGCTTTCCATTTAGCTTGATTTATTGCATAGGTGCAAACTTCTGTTATATACTGTTTAGTTATTCGTTTTTTAACTTCTGGAGCATTTGCTTGATATTCCGGTTTAATCTCTAATAAATATGTTTTAATTCTACCATCAGCTCCTTTTACTTTTGCCCAAACATCTGGAAAATATCTATGTAGCTTATTATCTACTGGAGATTTATATGGAATAACGCATTCTTCTGATGCCCATTCCAACACTGATGGGTTATCGTCCATCCATTTAAATACTCGCAATTCCCATGAAGATCTAGATATTATATTATCCCAATCCCCTTTATATTTTGCTTTGTTCTTTGGAACCCATTTCCTTGGTTTAGGATATCTACTCATAAAATAATCAAAAAAGTTTATAAAATAACATATAAATAGTATTTAGTTAATCCAACAAAAAAGAAATAAAAATATGTCAGTAGATCCTAATTCGCCGTTAAAAGCTCTATATGCTAGTAAAAATGATATGCCTGTATTATCATATCCAAATTCATTGGGTAGTTCAAGGCAAGGGCATTTCATTACATTTTCTGTGTTGATACCAACAAAATCAACATACCAAGAAACTGGGATTGTTTCTTCTAAAGGAGCAGATTATATATCTTCTGGGCATTTTGATGCTCTAGCTAATATACAAAAAGTCGCAAATCAAGCATCTTCAGCCGTATCATCTGTTACTGATACAATAGGAGCAGTTGCTGGTGTAGCTAATAAAGCTCTTAGTACAGCAAATCAACTTGCGGGAACAGCTGCTTCTGTAGTTGGCGTTGTATCTGGAGCAAAAAGTATTATTACTGGAGGTTTTTCTGCTGGTTCCCCATTAACCGCGTTATCTGGAGTTGTTGGTGGGATAAATGGATTATCTTCAATTGCATCAACAGCAAGTTCAATTCCTGGAGTTTCTAGTTTCTTAAAAGATCCAATGGGGTCTGCAACTTCTGCTTTTAATTCTATAAAAGATTTTTTAAATGACCCTGCAAAAGCATTTAGTTCAGCAAGTTCAACCCAACAAGGAAAAGATCAAACTAATGGTCCAGTTTTTAAACCGTCATCCGTTAAACCTAGTGGGTATATAAATTTATACATGCCGGATACCGTTTCTATGAGTCAGCATGCCGCATATAATGATTTAAAAATGACTGATGCATTAGGTATGACTGGAGGGGTTGCAGAAGGAATGAAGGAAGCCGAAGGAATAAAGAATAGTGCTGCTTCATTATATGATTCATTTAAAAACCAAAAAAACGGTTTAATGTCATCAGATACAATAAAAACAATAAAAGAAAATGATTATAAGCCTCTTGTGTTAGAAGGAGCTGGCCAAGCAGCAGGTGCGCTTGGTATTGTAAACGACGGAGCTGCTGTTGGAAAATATCTTTTAAGTAAAGCTGGATATGCAATCAACCCTCAATTTGAAGTTGTTTTTTCGGCAATGGATATGAGAACATTTCAATTTGACTTTACGTTTACACCAAAAAGCCCAAATGAAGCTGAAACAGTTAGAGAAATCATAAAATTGTTTAGAAAACACGCTGCTCCTAATTTGTATGGTGGATATGAAGGTAGATATTTTGACGTTCCTTCAGTATTTCAAATTGAATATATGCACCTAGAAAAAAGAAATGAAAATTTACATAAATTTGCTCCTTGTGTATTAACAAGTATTGTTGTTGATTATGCACCAGAAGTTGGTTGGGTTACATATAATGATGGTATGCCAGTTAAAACTCGATTGACGTTGATGTTTAAAGAAACTGAAATTTTAACAAGAGATAAAATAGATCAAGGATATTGATATATGTCTTCATTTTTTTCAAAATATCCATTACTTAATATTAATAGTAAAATTGTAACTGATATTGTTACAAGAATAGCAATTAGACAAAAATATTCAAATAAATTGTCGATGTATTATCCATATGATATGCAAGAAGGGGATACTCCAGAAATTATTGCAGCAAAATATTATGGAGATCCTGAGCGTCATTGGATTGTAATGTTAGCCAATGATACAATTAATCCGTTTTTTGATTATTCTTTAGATTATCCGGTATTTTCAAAATATCTTATGGATAAGTATAAAAATGAAGGAAATAGTACGAAACAATGGAAAGAAGGTAATTGGAGAGGTGAATGGGATGCAACTGAATATTATACGATTGATGGCATTTTATATCCTGCAGGATCAATTACATACAATGAAGGCGGAACATACGAATACATATATAATTCCAATACTGGAATTACAATTACAAGCGTAGTCCTTGAAGATGGGCCAAATGATATAGATATTGTTGCTGAATACAATGTAAATGATATTATCGTTACAAGTAATACAGCATTTATTTGCACAAATACACACAAACCTGCGCGAATTGGAACGTTTAAAGATGCGTTAGCTAAAAAATATTGGAATAGAATTTATGATGGGGCTTATTGGAAAGGGGATTGGCAAAATAATATACAATACAATACAGATGATGTTACAACGTATAATGGGATAATTTATATTTGTAAACAAAATAATACATCAAATTCTGTTAATGGAATAACTATTTCTAATGCAGATTATTGGAAAACTTACACTAATGGCTTGGAATATACGTTAGTTACAAGAAATAAAGATCCATTTGGATATAGAGCAACTATTACTACAACTGATAATATTACAGGAAAAGAAACATCAGAAACTATTTACATTGACGAAAAAGCATATAATGGAGGAGGAAATGGATACGATTTCCCCATATTAAATTATGCAACACAAACAAAAGAATCTGAGAATATTGTAATTTCTACTGAAAAACAAAGATTATCTATTTATGAATACGAATTAGAACAAAATGAAAATAAACGTACAATTAATTTAATTAGAAAAGAGTATGTTCCACAAATTGAACAAGAATTAAAAGTTTTAATGAGAACATATTATGGCTGATGGATTATTACATATACAAGATGTATCAATTGTATCTTGCAAAATTGTTGGCGTTTCTGGACACCCAACTGATGTTTCAGCTATGGTTGTTGAGATAAATTATTTTGAGGATATTTTTTCTAATTTTGTTAGTGGAGCATTGGTTATAAATGATTCTGTTGGCCTTATTCAAATGTTTCAATTTCAAGGACAAGAAGTATTAATTCTTGAAATAGATAAACCTGGACTAGATGATCCATTAAAAAAGACACTTAGGATTTACAAACATAGCGGAAGATCTCAAACAAAAACTTCAAATGAAAATTATATCATACATTTTTGTTCAGAGGAAGCGTATTTAAATGAACAATACAAAATATCTAAGTCATATAAAAATATGATAATTGCGGATATTGTTCATGGTATTTTAGAAAATGATTTAAAAATTAATCCGGACCTTTTAATAAATTTTGATAAAACTTCTGGAGTTCATGATATTTTAGTTCCAAATTTAAAACCATTTCAAGCAATAAACTGGTTAACAACATTTGCACAAGCTGATCAAGATAAAAATGCAGGAGCATTTTTTCTATTCTACGAAGATAAATATGGATTTTCTTTTAGATCAGTTTTAAATTTGTATAAACAAAAAACTGCAAGAAAATACAAATACGAAGAAAAGAATTTGAAATCAACACAAAATGATTTAATTTCTGACGTCAATAAAGAATTCGTAAATGTTATTGCGTTTGAACATATAAGCGCATTTGATTCTATTTCTGCAGTTAAACAAGGAACGATGGCAAGTAAGACAATAACAATCGATCCATTAAGGTTGAAATTTGGAGAAAATGCTCATGATTATAATGAATATACAAAAAACGTCCAATCATTAGACTATGCTTCTCTTCCTAATTCAGCAGAAAATAGAATGGGAGATACAATGAATAAAACTGTAGGAGCTGTTAAATTTGTAATATCAACTTCCGGTCAAAGCGAAAATAAATATATTAAAGATAAAGAAGTTCCGGTTAATGAGTTTTCTCCAGAAAAAACTACTTCAGTTAGATCTTCGCAGTTATCTCTTATGTGGTCTAATAGAATAAAAATTATTATTCCTGGAGATATTGGTTTAACTGTTGGTATGATTGTTGATTTTGATAAACCAGAAATAAGCTATAATAATCCACAAAGCAAAGAAAAAACTTCTGATCCAATTTATTCAGGAAAATATCTTATTACTGCATTAAGACATATAATAACACAAGAAAATAGGTTTACTACGATACTAGAACTATGTAAAGATTCTTATCCTAATAAAACATTTAAATATGATAATACTAATCCAGGTTGGAAAGAAGTAAGATAATATGAGTAATAATAGAAGAGGAAATTTCATAGGCCATAATGGATTCGTTTGGTGGATCGGCGTTATCGAAGATAGAATGGATCCATTAAATCTTGGTCGGTGTAGAGTAAGAATACAAGGATTACACGAAGGAACAAAAGCGCAAGTTCCAACAAATACATTACCTTGGGCGCAACCATTATTTTCTATTAATGGGTCAACGTCTACTCCTTCTACGCTACAAGAAGGGGATTTTGTAATGGGTTTTTTTATGGATGGCGCATCAAGCCAATATCCAATAATTATGGGTATGTTTCATGGAATACCAGAAGATAGCCCTGACAGAGAAAAAGGTTTTAATGACCCAAGAACTGACGAACAATTAAAAGCTGCTCCGAGAAAACCGCAGACAATTGATTATTCAACTAAAGGTGGCGCAAAAATTACTGAGCGCCCAGCAGCAAATACTTATCCAAATAGACTTGACCAACCTACTACAAGTAGACTATCAAGGAATGAAAGTATAGATACAACTATTGTTAAAGCAAAAAATGATTCTGTTAAAAAAGCTAAAGGACCAAAAGGTGCAACTGCTTGGACTGAACCTAATTCTCCTTATAATACAAAGTATCCATACAATCAAGTTGTAAGCACTGAATCAGGACATTATTTCGAGCTTGACGACTCTCCTGGGCATGAACGGATACATTTGTATCATAGAAGCGGAACGTTCTCTGAGACGCATCCAGATGGTTCACAGGTCGAGAAAATTGTTAAAGATAGATATACTGTTGTATTAAATAATGATAAAGTATCTATTTCTGGAGATTGCTCAGTTACAATTGAAGGAAGTAATAAAGTTTATATTATTGGTAATTGTGATACAACTATTGATGGGAATTATACTATGACGATTAATGGAAATATGACAACAACTGTTGCTGGAACTATAAACCAAACAAGTAGTGGAGCAACTAATATTAAAGGTTCACCAATAAACTTAAACTAATATGAAATCTACAGAAATAAAAAATTTTAGCGGATATTCTGATTTGGATATGACATTTCAACCACATCCAGCTAAAAAAGATTTAATGCTTTCCACTGGGGAATTAGCTGTTACTAGGGCGTTGAAAAATTTATTATTGACAAATTATTACGAAAAGCCATTTCAGCCAAATTATGGGTCAAATCTTCGTAAATTGTTATTTGAACCAATGAGCCCAATTACATCTTCTGCATTAACAAAAGAAATAACTTATGTAATAAAGAATTTTGATTACAGAGTTACATTAACTTCTGTTAACGTTGAAGCGTTATATGATTATAACTCATACCAAGTAACTATATCATTTTATATTAATAACTTGGTTCAACCATTTACAGCAGATTTTATTTTATCAAGACTTAGATAAATACTAATAAAAGGATTTAGGGGAAAATAATGGCCAGTGCCAATTCATCAGTTAATATTGCAGAATTAGATTTTGACGCAATTAAAAATAATTTTAAAAACTATTTGCGCGGTCAAGATAAATTTAATGATTATGATTTTGAAAGTTCAGTTATTTCTACTGTATTAGATTTACTAGCATATAATACTCATTATAATGCATATTATCTTAATATGGTCGCTAATGAAGCATTTTTAGATACTGCAGTAAAACGTGGATCAGTTGTATCTCATGCTAAATTACTTAATTACGTTCCATCTTCAGCAAAAGCATCAATGGCGCATATTGATTTAAAATTTAATGGAACTACATCGGCTAATTTTACTATTCCAAAATATACTAAATTTTCTTCGCAAGCAATTGATGGCGTGAATTATCCATTTGTTACATTGGAATCGATTACAGTAACTGCAAATAATAATACTGCGCAATTTTATTATGTTCCAATATATCAAGGGAACCCAGTAAGATACACATATTCGGTTAATAATTTCCAGAATGAATCATCAACCTTTACTATTCCAGATAGCGAAGTTGATACGACATCTCTACAAGTTTTGGTTTATGAATCATCACAGTCGACAGTTTTTACTAAATTTGAGTTGGCTTCTAACCATTTAACTTTAGATGATACTTCTAAAGTATATTTCCTTCAAGAAGGGTTATCTGGTTTATTTGAAATATATTTTGGTGATGGTATTTTAGGTTCTTCATTAAAAACTGGTAATGTTATTGTTATAGAATATTTAACAACTAAAGGTGAAGCTCCAAATGGCGCATATAAATTTACGTTAATGGATAAAATCGGTAATTATTCTGGAGTTATTATTACTAGTAGCGGGGATACAGCAACTGGCGGTAGCGCAAAAGAATCGATTGAATCAATTAAATATTCTGCACCAAAAGCATATTCTTCTCAAAATAGAGCTGTAAGTAAATCTGATTACCTTGAATTATTAAAAAGAGATAATCCGATAATTCCAATTCAAGCTGTTAATGTTTGGGGAGGAGAAGATATAGATCCACCTGAATATGGTAAAATTTTTATATGCATTAAACCAACGGGTGGATATAATTTATCTGAATTGCAAAAATATAGATTGATTAATGAATACATAAAACCGTTCAGCATAATCACAGCTATACCTGAAATTGTTGATGTAGATTACACATTTATAAGAATAAACACTAATGTATTTTTTGATAAACAAAAATCTATTTATGATCCTTACCAAATATTAAGTTTAATAAAATTATCTATAATGGATTTTTGTAATACTTCTCTTAATACATTTGATTCTGTATTCATATTAGCAGATTTGATAACAAAAATTAAAAATACCGATGCAGCAATTATTACATCAGAATCAACTATTTCTTTAGAAAAAAGATTTATTCCTATATTTGGAACAGACAATTCACATACATTTAATTTTGAAGTCCCGTTGAAAAAAGGAACTTTAGATAGTGGATATTTTGATTGTATTGCATCAAATGGTTCTTTATACCAAAATGCTAAAATTGAAGAATCTCCATCTGTATTTAACACATTAGAATCAATACAGATAATAAATGGAGGTAGCGGATTTTCTTCTATTCCAACTATTACAATTTATGGAGATGGAACTGGCGCTACAGCTACAGCGGACGTTACTAACAGTACAATAACTTCGGTTAATATTACATCAGCAGGATTAAACTATACCCAAGCTGTTGCAGTTGTTTCTGGAGGCGGAGGAACTGGAGCAGTAATAGTTCCAAATTTAACTGGAAATACAGTTAAATTAAGAAGTTACTATTATGTTAATAATATAAAAACAGTTATTCAGGATAATATTGGCCAAATAAACTATTCTAAAGGAACAGTTACATTAAATAATTTTAATGCATATAATATAAATAATCTATTAGGATATTTCCCTATTATGGTAACACCGGAATCTACGATATTTTCGTCTACAAAAGATAAAATAATAACTCTAGATATTATGGATGATACGTCAATAATTACTAATATACAATCAAAAATTTAATGTCAACTAAATATTCTACAATTTTTGCTTCTAAACTGCCTGCATTTATTGCAGATGACCCAGCATATTCAAGATTTATCCAATTTTTTGAAGCATATTATAATTGGTTTGATGATACATACGATATTTATGGTCTTGGCGAAAAATTAGATATTGATTCGGGGTTTGAACAATTTTACCCTTATTTTGCTCAGGATTTTTTGCCGTATTTTCCTGATATCGATACGATAGCAACAGATAAAGTAAAATTAATAAAAATAGCTAAAGAATTATATAAAGCAAAAGGTATTCCTGATTCGTTTAAATTTTTATTTAGAGCATTATTTAACGTTCACGCGGAAGTATATCCTACAAGTCAATTTATATTAAGACCGAGTTATGGAAGATGGTTAGTTCCAAAATCAATAAAAATTAAATCGACGGATTCAAATTTTTTACACATTAATAACTTTAAAATCTTTGGAGAAACTTCAAAATCTATAGCAACTATAGAACAAAGTAAAGTTAATGGAAAATTTATACAAATTTATATATCAAATATTCAAAGATTGTTTATGTCTGGAGAGACTATTACAATATTAGATTATGATAATAACCCTGTGTATTTTTTTAATGGAGAGTATTTCCCTTACACAGATAAGTATCCTGTAGGGTCAGTAAAATTAACATCAAAAATTATCGGATCTCTTTCTAATATTGATATCGTTCCGGCTAGAAGAGGTAAATATTATACAGTTGGAGATCCAGTTGTAATTACTGGAGGGCTTAATACGCAAATAGCCAATCCAATTGGAGCTAAAGCAATAATCTCTGAGATTACAACGGGACAAATTCAAAATATTGTAGTTACAAAAGGGGGATATGGTTATAGAGTTGCACCAAATTCGTCCGTAAGTGTTACTAATGATGTATCAGGAAAAGCTGATTGTCAAGTTTCTGTTGTTGATGGGTCGTTAGGTTCTAATGTTGCGTATATTTCTAATGATTGTATTGAAAATCAATTATTTGTTAATATTGGTGCTGCTAATTATAATTTTTCCTCTACCGCAAATGCAAACACGCAATTAAGTAATTTCTTTAATTTAATCGGATATCCAGTATATCCGATAATAGCAATAACCGTGTTAAATGGTGGCGGCGGGTTTACTTCAGAGCCAATTTTAAATGTTCAATCAACGTTTACAGCAAATACAAATATTCAAACATATAATCAAAATTTAAAAGATTTAGGAATTTTAGCTAAAATTAAAATTGTTAATCCAGGAACTGGATATACCATAAATGATATCATAACAATTTCTGGAGGAGATGGTAATTTTGCGTTTGCAAAAATTAATTCTGTTAATGTATCTTCAGGATCGATAACTAGTGTTGGATATTATTATAACGCAAATACTCCTTATGGGTTAGGAGGCATGGGTTATACGAATGATAATTTGCCTATTGTGACCGTTAATTCGCCAACAGGAGCTAATGCTGTGTTAACTATACCAGCAATATTAGGAACTGGAGTTGAATATACTGTAGAAACTGATAAAATTGGAGCTATCACTAAAATAACTTTAACAGAAAACGGAGAAGATTATATAAATGCTCCAAATGTATCTTTGCGTATACAAGATATAGTTGTTTCTGGTTTAGAGTTCGCTTCTGATGTAAATTTAACTACATCAATAGTATATCAGGGTAATTATGAGCTACCTACATTTACTGGAAATATAAATTCTATTAATTCAATATATTATAATCCATTAACTTCCGAAAAATTATTTTCTATTCAAGTTTACGATTATATTGGAACTATATCTGCGAATAATTCTGCATTATTCGTGCGTAATACAGAAACAAACGAATTTATTGAGTTGATAATACAACAAAATTATTCTGATACCAAATTTACTAATGGGATAAAAATATATGGTGATGGTTCTGCTAAAGCTTCAGCTAAATTTTTAAATGGATTAATAGAAGATTCTGGAAGATATTTAAATAATGATGGCCAACTTTCTTCATATTCTATAGTTCAAAGCGATATATACAATTTATCTACGTATGTAATTGCAACCGAAAAAAGTTACGATTCATACAAAACTGTGTTAGAAAATTTAATACATCCAATAGGTAGTAGATTAGTTACTAAGAATTTACTAAAATCAAATACATCATATAGATTAGCGCAAAATTCTGCAGCCCAAATGGGATATTTATTAGCTAATGTAAACTCACTATTAATACAAAACGTAGATTCGTATTATACCAATACAGTACAAATTATTACCGATTTAGATATCGATACAATTTTTACAGTTAATACACATATTTATATTTCTGGTCCTACTAACCTTAATGTTTATTCAACAATTGCCAATATTAATATTGATAGCAATTTATTAACTCTTACTGATTTCGTTCAATATAAATTTCCTAATGTTTATAGCGGTTTTACTCAAGGAAATACTATAATACTAACAAATGGTAATAATTATAACATTGATAAATATTCTGTAAATACATTTATTCGCGTAGGAGACGCAATTTCTACTCCAAATAATAGTCCGCAAGAAATTATTAATATTTCAAATAATATAATCTATTTTACGAATCAATTAAATTTAAATGGTAATACTTTAAATCCAACAAATATTACAGTAATTAAAGAATTGTTATCAAATACTATTACAACTTATACAACGGTGTAAATATGAGTCAAGGTTTAATCCCTTATTCCGCATTTTCTAAAGAAATTTTAAAATATTATTATTCTCCTGAGTTAATATTAAAAAATACAGGTAATGAATTTTTAAATTTATATTGTTTTATCGCAAAAGTTGATCCCTGGGTTAATGAAGAAAGTCCGCCATTACCAGAAAATTCAGATTTTTATATAAAAAATATACATAAAAATTTAGTAGCAGTTAAAAAGATAAACTCTAACGATATTTGTCCAGTAATAAAAAGAATTGATTGGAAATCCGGGACAACTTATGGACAGTATTCTTCTAATAGAATAGGCGAAATTAATTATTATGTTAGAAATTCATATGATCAAGTATTTAAATGTTTATATAATGGCGAATCCATAATTCATGTAAATGGAATTGCTTCCACTATTGAACCAATAATAGATTATACTGTCAATTTTACAAGTAATATTATTTTTACTGGAGATGGATATAAATGGAAATATCTGTATACAATAGATCCAGGAGCAAAATTAAAATTTTTTGATCAAGATTGGATACCATTACCTGTTGCTGAACATAGAAAATCCTTATCAACAAGCATACTAGGTTCCGGAGATATATCGGTTATCAATATCTATAATAGCGGAAATAATTATATTGATGATTCTGGAAATGGAACTACAACAACTATACGCATAGATGGAGATGGAACAGGCGCAACAGCTGCGGCAGTTATATCTGGTAATGTATTATCCCAGATATTAGTAACCAATTCTGGTAAAAATTACACATATGCTACTGCCAATATAACTGCAAATTTTGGATATAGTGGTAATGGAGCGCAATTGATTGCCGAAGTTTCTCCTATTGGAGGGCATGGTTACGATTTAATCTCTGAATTGGGTTGTAAAACAATAATTATCACAACAGAATTTAACCAAACCGAAGGTTCCACTTTACCAACTGATATAGATTATAGACAGATTGGATTAATTTCTAATCCGGAAATAACTGTTGGCGTAACAGCTCAATTTGCAAATTCTAGCATATATCGTGCAACGCACGATGTTTTATTGGCACAAGGTTCTGGGGCGTATATCCAAGACGAAATTGTATATCAAGGGCAACTTTTAAATCCAACATACTCAGGAAGAGTTTTAAATTTTGACTCGATAAATAATTTATTATACCTTATAAATACTCATGGAACGATATCTATAAATCAACCGTTAAATGGTACTACGTCAAAACTTATTCGTTTAGTTTTACAAGAAACAATTGAACAATTAATACCATATTCCGGAAATATTTTATACATTGAAAATAGAAAAAAAATACAAAGAACTTCTTCTGGATTAGAACAATTTAGATTAACGCTTAATTATTAAGGTTTAAACGGCATGTTAAATTTCAATACAAAACCATATTATGATGATTTCAATGAAGATAAAAATTTTCATAAAATTTTATTTAAACCTGGAGTTGCAGTTCAAGCAAGAGAATTGACGCAAGTTCAATCAATATTACAGGATCAAATTGGCAAATTTGGCAAATTTGTGTTGTCAGATGGTTCTATTGTTAGCGGTGGAAATTATTCTATAGATACAAATGTCAAATCTCTAAATTTAGCAAACATAGGAAATATTGCTACTGATATTCAATATTTTTCTGGAATGTATGTTATTGGCGAAACTTCTAGATGTATTAGTTTAATTACTTCTATTGACGTATTAAACTATTATATTACTGTAAAATCTGTCCAAAGTGGACAAAGTAATTATGCTTCTGGCGAAATATTAAAAATATTTTCTAGAAAAGATGTTGCGTATCAATATATGCAAGATAATTCAATATTATCAGATTATACAGCTACATTAACATCAGATGCATCTACAACAATTAATAATTGCTTTGGTTCTATAAATTCTACACAATTTACGATTAATTCGTCGATCGTCGATGTTGGAGATGTAATTACTGCAGAAGTAGATAATTATTCCGTTAATTATATTGTAACCAATGTTAATACAAATTCAATAATTTCCGTTAACAAACAATTAACCAGAGATTATACTAACGTTCCATTAAAAATAACTAAATTTGCATCAAGAGTTGTATTAGAAGTAAATGTTGATACTGGAGTATATTTTACAAATAATACGTTTGTGAAATCTTTGCCGCAATCTATTGTTCCGAATAATAAGACGCAATTTCCATCATGCGTTATTGGATTTGAAATTCTAGAATCCATGGTAGATTTTATAGATGATACGTCATTACTTGATCCAGCACAAGGTTCATATAACTATACAGCTCCAGGAGCCGATAGATATAAAATTTATTTAAATTTAGTGTCAAAACCATTACTTGGCGGCACAATTGATGTGACATATTTAACAACAACCAAATTTATTGAATTGTTAAGAATAAAAGATGGTATTGTTATTTCAGATAATACGGATCCAACTTTAGGAGACCTTGAACACGTTTTAGCAAAACAATTATATGATCATGCGGGAAATTTTATTGTTTCTCCTTTTACATTATCATTTAATAATTCTAATTTTGCAAACGAAGAACAAAAATTAAATTGTAGTATTTCTTCAGGAAAAGCTTATGTATATGGATATCCAATTGATGCGAAATTTCCAACAAATATTCAAGTAGATAAAGCTAGAGAAACCGCAAATTCAGGAACGAAAATATCAAATTCTTATTATGGAAATAGCATAAGAATTAAAGATTTAAGCGGATTAATGCCTGCGCCAACTCTTGGCGCAAAAGTAGCTTTATATTCTACAGCAAAAGGCATAACAACTGCAGATTCTCTATTAGGGTACGCATATATTAGAAATATTGATTATACAACCACAAACGAATATGGATTGTATTTGTATAATATGACAGTTCCTAAACAAAATGTAGCAAATATAAAATCAGTATTAGCAATGGGTTCTACAGGATTTTCTGCTAATACAATATTAAATACTTCTTCACAAACAGTAATAAAAGACCCATCATTCGATAAATTATTGTTTAAATTAGAATATACTAACCCTGCTTCTGTAAACGTTGCCGACATAACTTTAGATTTATTTACAACATTATCAGTTACGTCAAATGTTGCAACGATTTCAACTAATTCTGTATACAAACAATTTCCAGTAGGGGTTTCACCATCACTATCAACTGAAGATAAAAATCAAAATTTCATTGTTGTAACTAAATCTACTAATGGATCATATACAGCAGGCGAATTTGTAGATTTATCTGAAGTTAATATTGAAGTTAAATCCGTTGGTGGTGGATATCAAGCTATATTAACATTTAACTCTGGATATTCAGGGCAAATTGACATAAAATATCCATTAAATTATCTTTCTACACAAAAGAAAACTAAAACTTTAAATCAAAACCAAGTAGTTAAAGTAAACGCATCAGTATATCCAACAAGTATTGGGTATTCTGATATTGCTAGATTTAAAGGAGTTTTTAAAACTAATAATCTTAATGAAACTACATATGCGGGTAATTGGACTAGTGGAGTCATTTATTCCATAAATGACGTTGTTAGACAAGGACAAAATTTATTTATTTCCGCGAAAAATTCAAACGTTTCAAACTCTCCTTCGATTAACTCAGAATATTGGAACGTTTTACAAAAAGTTTCTTCTAAATTTAAAGTTAACAACGGACAAACAGAATATTTGTACGACTTTGGTTCGATTACAGCGAAATCTAGTGCAGATGCTGGAACTGTTTTTGTGTTATTTGATTACTATACACATTCAACAGATGGAGAATTTATTGCCTTTGATTCTTACCCAGTTACATACAATCAAATCCCAACAGTGAATATTAATAATACACAATATTCTCTAAAAGATTATATTGATTTTAGACCTCGTAGAAAAAATTCAACTAATTTCGATAATATTGAATTCGATGATTATAGAATTCCATCATCAGTTACTGATTCTAATTTAACATATAATATGTCTTATTATCTTGGTAGAACTGATAAAATAGTATTAACTAAAGAAGGAGAATTATCTTGGTTAAAAGGCGCTTCTTCATATAAAAATTGGATTCCGCCAAAAGACTTATCTAATGCAATGACTATTGCAACAATAGAATTTGATCCATATTCCCCAGATATGACTTCTATAAAAATTAAATATGCAAAACATCGTAGATATACGATGGACGATATTGGTAATTTGGAAACCAGAATACAAAATGTTGAATATTATACTGCATTAAATATTGCAGAAAAAGCTACATTGGCAACAAATATTAACGATCAATATGGGACGAGATTAAAAAATGGATTTATAGTTGATTCATTTACCAATTTTAATATTGTTGATTTAACACATGGCAGAAGAAACATTTCTATAGATTTGGAAAATAATTTAGCTCGTCCATCTTTTGGTAGAGGCGAATTTAATTTATATCCATTTTTTGGTACAGGAGAAACCAAATTAATTAAAAAATCCAATTTAATTGGTTTTAATTATACGGAATCAGAGATTGTTGTTCAAAATCAAGCAACTTCATGGACAAGAGTTAATCAATTTGATGTTGTTGCATATAATGGCGATTTATTTTTAGATCCACAAAGAAATATATTTGTTGAAGAAGCTGGAGTGACATATAACATCACTAATGATACAGCTGATCTTATGAATGCTTCTGAAATTCCTGGATTAATGTATAATGATTGGAATACATATTTTTCAGCTCACCCATATATTGCGGATCCTACGGCATCAAGCGTTGCTGTAAATTACAATAATGTAAATTATGATATTAAAACTGTTCTTGATGTAACAAAAACAACAAAAATAGATCTATTATCGCAGAATATAATTCCAAAAACTAAATCTATTAATATTAAATTTAATGCAACTGGTTTAGCTCCATATTCGCGTATGTTCTTGTATATTAATGGACATCTAATGAATTCTTCTGTTATTCCGGATGAAAATCCATTAGGAGTAATAAGTTCAATAAATGTTATTAATCCTGGAAGCGGATATAGTAATTCCGGAGTAACGGCAACTATTTCGGCAACAGCAAATACTACAGCGCAATTTAACGTTTTAGTTGTCGGTGGAGCTATCGAATCTGTTACTACAAGTAACCCAGGGAAAGGATATCCACGAAGCGCAAATAATCTGCTTACAATTACTGGAGCAAATACTAATACTGCAATTGTTCAGGTGTCGACAGCCCCAGTTAAAGGGATGACGTTGTATTCAAATAGATTTGGAACATGTTCTGGGTTAATACAATTAACTAATGATATAATAAGTTTTGATGCAGGAGAATTATTAATTTCGATTGTAGATACGCCGCATTACAATTTATCAAAAGCCATGTCTGTATCAAATGGAACTTTCTATGCAAAAACAAATTATTATCAAACTGTTATAGATTCAATTAGAAAACCATATATTTCTAAAATTGGAAATGTAACCCCAAGTCTTCCTAATCAAACTGCAGGAATAATTGCACCTTTAAGCGCCGATTATAAGGTATTTGATTATAGCGTAGATTATGATTCAATAAAATCTGGCAACATTACAGTTCCTGTATTTTTAAACAAACAACCAAATACAACTGTTACCGTTGCTGTTCTTGTAAACGCGTCAGAAGACATGTCGTCAAATTGTTCAATTACTACAAATCATTCTACATTAACATTTACAGAAAATACTTGGTCCACTCCTCAAAATGTAATATTAACATATAATTTAGGAAATAGACGTCAAGTTGGCGGAGATGAAATCGATACATTTATCGATAATAATTTACCATCTTATATTGAATTTTATTCTACATCTGCTGATCCGCAATACGATTATGGTGGATCAGCAGTTCCATTAAGATCTTGGTTAAGACCGTTTCCTATAAAAGGAGTTACATCAACCCATTTAGTTCCATACAAAAAATTTGATCCAAATGTAGGTCCTGCCGCTGAAAAATCATCATATATATCAGTCTCGCCTGTATCAGTATCAAATGTTGCTGGACAATCATTTTTTACAGTAACATATGGAGGAGGAAATGATATTGGATGGTGGACTGATTCAATAACTACATATCCATTAAAATTTACTGCAACTGTTGCAAATACTTCAGTTGCGCAAATAACAAATTCAGAATATACCGATTATGAATTTTCTAATGTAGTTTCTGGTAACGTGTTAACTGTGTTAAAACCAGATCATCAAATATTGAAATTTACATATTGGCTTGTTGGTTTAAATGTAGGAAGCACTACTGTTACGGTTACAACCCAATCTCCTAATTCAAATTGGGATGCAATTACAGAAACAGTGCCTATTACTGTTGGCGCAGAATTATTAGCTCCTGATCCAGAAATTCGTGTTCATCAAAATGCGCAATTATCATCAACGGATGGGCTTATTTTAAATGCTCCAAGAATTACAACTTCTCTTGGAACTACACAAGTTATTGATGTATCAATAAGTAAACGACCAGAATCTGATGTTATTATAACTGCAGCCTCAGATGATATAGTTGGTGGAGGAATAATTTACCAAGTTTCCGAAGATGGGTTAACGGCAGTTTCATCAAACACAATTACATTTACCAAAGGTACTTGGAATGTAATGAAAACTGTTATTGTAAAAGGTGTAACTAATGCAAATTTACATCACGAAACTATAGTAGATTATAATGTTACATTAACTTCATCTAGCGCGAATACTGATTGGAATAATTTGACAACTGTAGTTCCAATGAAAAATAAAGATTCAGGAAATACTATAAACGTAATTTGGCCAGCTGTTGCTATTACTTGTTATGGAGATAGAACTCAATATAACAATCATAGAGCTGATGTTCCGTTTTTAATTCAATTAAAAACTCCACCAGTTGATGGAAACGTCACGGTTACGATGTCTTCATCAGATACAACAAAAGGTGGAACGATATATCCTACCGATCACACTAGCATAACTTTAACAGATCAAAATTGGAATTGGGGTAACAATATTCTTAAAATGACAGGAGCAAGTCTTCCTGGATATACTACATCTAAATATTATGCAATTTTTGATTATACTGGAGGTATTGGACCAAGAAGTGCTAATTCGTGTTCGTTTGAATTAACAAATGGGTTAATTTATTATCCACCAGAACCGGTACCATATTATCCTCCAGCAACACCATGGCCAACACCAACACCATGGCCAACACCAACACCATGGCCAACACCAACACCAACGCCATCTTTGCCACCTGCAGCTACGCCATGGCCAACGCCTACTCCTACGCCTACGCCGACGCCAACGCCTACTCCTACGCCTACGCCGACGCCGACGCCGCTTTTTGCAAAAGAACCAGTTACTACTAGAACCAATACAGTAACTACTGTTGAATATGTTGCGGATAGAACAATTCCAAAAGTTGGGTTAGACCTTGAAATAGGAAGTACGAATATTAATAATATTACGTATCTTGATAACGGTGATATCTTAGTAACAATGGCTTCAAGCAATGCGGGTAAATGGAAGGGCGGCGAATATCAGGATGGAGGAAAATGGAGGGATGCTACAGGCACTGCGAAATTAGCTTTAACTCCAGACGTATATACAGATATTTCTGATGTTTCCGTAAGCGTTGTTTCTACAGCTTTATTACCAAAAGATGATCCTATGTATGTTAAGCCAAGAGCCGCCGCATCGGTAAAAGGAGACATAACTGCTTCGGTTTCTAATGCACAGAAATACGTTGATACTGAGGATTACGACGGAATGGAGACAATTCCTGGAGTATTCAACATTAATACGACCGCAGCAATAAAAACTAAAACTGATGACGAGGATCTTGAACTTCCAGGCGTTTCTAATTATGTTAATGGGGAAGTAACGTTATTAATATCCGGAGTTAAATTAAAAGCTGATGCGATTAATGTAACTCAAGTTACTACTACATCGACAATTACAGAAACTGTTGATTCAAACGGGAAAGTTATTGTTTCAAAAGCAAAAACTGTCGATACAAAATATGACATAGTTCCTGCAAACGCAAACGGTGAAGCTGCCAAAGTAGCTGCTGCATTAGTAGAGAAACAAGCAGCAGATGCGGCAGCTCTTTTAGCTGTAGAAAATGCTAATAAAGAAGCAGCTGCTGCAAAAGCAGCAATGAACACTGTATATGCAGCGACTACTGTTTCTCCCGTAACAATTGTAGAAAGAACCACAACTCTTACAGCGGTAGGGCAATTATCCGCTGATCAAAGCCCAGGATGGGGAGTTATATCTCCAGATTTTAAAGAAATAGGTCCAGTTATAAATACAGTATCACCACCAGCGCCTGCTGCTGCAGTTGGTTGGTTTACTGCTTTTGGTTATGCCAGCGAAGAAGAAGCGTACGAAAACTGGGATAATTCTTCAAATTGATTTACATAAATAGAAGGTTTTATGGCAACATTAGATAAAGGTTTAATACACGCGTATGTTACGAATAAATTCGTAACATCGCCTTACATAAAAGAAAGAAAATACCCTGATAAAAATGCAGATATAAAATATTTTCCAGAGGAAATTAGTTATTGGGTTAATCAAATAGTAAATTCTAAATGGGAATTAAGCGTATTTGATTCTGAATTTGAAGCGACGTATTCAATTGATCACGATCGTTCGTTAACTTATGCACCGACTTATAATGATTATATTGGACAAACATTTTTAATTGATGCAAAAACATATCCAAAAGGGATGTTTTTATCTAAAATTACAATATTTGTTCGACAAGATTCTACAGACGAATCAATAACTCTTGATGTTAGACCATTAGTAAATGGGGTTCCTGGAGATGTAATTCCATTGTCAAAAGTAGTAGTTACGCAATCAGGGGATCCACAAACATATGAGTGGGATCCAGCAGTTGATGCAAACGTTCAGTATTCTACAATGGATTTTGAATTTGAATTTCCGCTATATCTTTCTGCCGGATATTACTGCTTTACATTAAAAACTAATTCGTTTAATTTTTCAGTTTTTATTTCTGAAAATGGTAAAGCAGGTTTAAATTCAGGTAAAGTTGTAGTTAATCCATATTTAGGAGATTTTATTTATTCCAATCAAGGGGTATCATGGGTTATTGATCCAACTAAAGATTTATGTTTTATGTTACATCAAGCTGTTTTTGACGTTGGCGAGGCAGTTGTATATTTAAACCTCGGCGATCGACCAACATATGATTTTGATACTGTAACATTAGCAACATCAATAAAAGAATTTAGTGAAATATCATATATAAGCAAATGCGAAGTCGGTTCTTTTGATTATTATACTGACATTTTAACGCAAATTCCTATGTTATTAAATAGTAATATAAATATGCCATCGCATTCTAAGTTACACGAAACCAAAGGTTTGCCATTTACATTAACGTTAACAAACACAGATAAAAATTTAACTCCTATTATAGATATAAATGGAACTGGCGTTAAATTAATTAAAAATTTTATTAACGCATATAGCACAGAAGTATCTGATTCAGAATTGGCTGCATTAACTGGGGCTGCTTATGCTAAATATGTATCAAAATCTGTAACATTAAATGAAGATTTTGATGCTGATGGTATAACTTTATACGTCGACGTTAACAAACCGGTTGGAACAGATATTGAAGTATTTTGTAGAGTATTAAATAGATATGATACTGATTTAGAAATAAACGAAACAATATGGTATAGATTACCCAAAAAATCAAGCGCAACCCCAGCATTATTGGCATCAGATTATATTGAAGAACTTTATGAAAATTTAAATATATCTTATGCGGGAATAAATGGAGTTCAATATACATCATTTAATAGATTGCAAGTTAAAATTGTAATGTATTCAGAGGATTCAGCAAAAGTTCCATCTATTAAAAATTTAAGAGTTATTGCTACTGTATAATATGGAAAAACTAAAAGTTAAAGATGTTCCAGGTTGGGTCAAAGATCCAACCTCAAAGGCTGTGTTAAATAGCGATATATCTGCCTTAGAAGCACATAAAGCAAATAGAAGAAAAAATATACTGATAAATAGTATGGAAAACGATCTTAATGGCGTAAAAACTGAAATTGAAGAATTAAAATTAGACATTAAAGATATTAGAGATATTTTACTGCAGTTTATAAATTCTAAAACTGGATTATAAATATTGTTGTAAAAATTTATTTTAAGGGAATAACAAGTGGCTATATCACCGATTACATATTCTAATACATTTTCTCACTGGATGATAACAACAAATCAACTAGTGACAAATATGAACAACCTTCTTACCGGAGATTTCTTTAAAAATCTCGGAACATTATATTTAAATTCTCCTAATACTGGTTTATATGTAGCAAATTCTTCTATTTTTGGTGGTAATGTTTCTATTGGGGGAGTAACAGGAAGTATTGTTGATATATATGCACCAACTATATTATATGATACATTAAGCATATTTAAAAATACAAGCATACTCGCTTCAGGAAGTATTAATAGTAATACAATTATTTCTTCTTCTAATTTGGTCGCAGAAATAGCAACAGTAAATAATTCTTTAATTGTTGCTAATTCTGTCAATTTATCTGGAAGTATTCTTATTTCTGGAAATACAATTTTATCTGGAAATACCTATTTAACTAACAATACCTATTTAACTGGGCTAATTACTACTTCTGGCATTACACGATTATCTGGAAATACTAGTTTAGCTGGTAATACATATGCTTCTGGTAACACATATCTTTCTGATAAAACTTATTTAAATGGCTTAGTATCTGCTTCTGGTAACATAACATTAGCTGGTAATACAAGTTTAACTGGAACTATTTCTACTTCTGGTAATACCAGTTTAACCGGAAATACATATGCTTCGGGTAATGTATATTTATCTGGAATTATTTCTACTTCTGGTAATACCAGTTTAACCGGAAATACATATGCTTCGGGTAATGTATATTTATCGGGAACTATTTCTACATCAGGTAATACGAGTTTAGCGGGTAATACGGTTGTAAATGGAAAAATTAATTTATCTGGAAATACTAGTTTAGCTGGTAATACATATGCTTCTGGTAACACATATCTTTCTGATAAAACTTATTTAAATGGCTTAGTATCTGCTTCTGGTAACATAACATTAGCTGGTAATACAAGTTTAACTGGAAACACAACATTATCAGGAACTATTTCTACTTCTGGTAATACCAGTTTAACCGGAAATACATATGCTTCGGGTAATGTATATTTATCTGGAATTATTTCTACTTCTGGAAATACAACATTAGCTGGTAATACAAATCTATCTGGATTAGTATCTATTTCAGGTAATACAACATTAGCTGGAAATACTAATTTAACAGGTAACACAACTTTATCTGGAATTATTTCTACTTCTGGTAATACAAGTTTAACCGGAAATACATATGCTTCGGGTAATGTATATTTATCGGGAACTATTTCTACATCAGGTAATACAAGCTTAACCGGAAGAACTAGTTTAAGCGGAAATACAACGTTATCTGGTAATACAAGTTTAACAGGAAACACAACATTATCAGGAACTATTTCTGCTTTATTGACTGGAAATACAAGTTTAACTGGAAATACTAGTTTATCTGGAAATACATATGCTTCGGGTAACGTGTATTTATCAGGAACTATTTCTACTTCTGGTAATACAACTTTATCTGGGAACACAAATCTATCCGGTAATACTATCTTAATCGGATTAGTATCTGTTTCTGGAAATACAAGTTTAACAGGGAATACAACATTATCAGGAACTATTTCTACTTCTGGGAACACAACATTAGCTGGTAATACAAGTTTAACTGGAACTATTTCCACTTCGGGGGATACAACATTAGCTGGTAATACAAGTTTAACAGGAAATACAGCATTATTAGGATCTATTTCCGCTTCCGGTAATACAACTTTATCTGGTAATACAAGTTTAACAGGAAACACAACATTATCAGGAACTATTTCTGCTTTATTGACTGGTAATACAAGTTTAACAGGTAACACAACTTTAACCGGAACTATTTCTACTTCTGGAAATACTAGTTTAACAGGGAATACAATTTTAACCGGAACTATTTCTACTTCTGGTAATACAACATTAGCTGGTAATACAAGTTTAACTGGAAACACATATGCTTCTGGTAATACAACATTAGCTGGTAATACAAGTTTAACCGGAACTATTTCTACTTCTGGAAATACATATTTAAACGATAACACATATTTATCTGGAAATATTGTATTTTATAATACAATTAAATCAACAAATGCAAATTCAATTTTCACAGATGGATCAATTGTTTCTAATACAAGTATTTCAAGTTCAAATATATTTACTAATATTTTAAAAGTAAATAATACAATTTTTGCGACTAATGCTTCTATAGATACACTATCAACGTCAAATCTATATGTTACTGGAACATTTATAAACTATGGAGCGACGGTAACAGATTCAAGCCAGTATATATTCCAATCCAATACAGGCTCAACTATTACTGGAAATACGGAAATTATAGTAAATAGATCAGTAGATAGTGGAGCTAATGCTATATTTAGATGGTATAATGCAGGAAAAGAATGGCAATTAAGGGATGTTGATAATCCAACTGTATTTAATAAAATAACAACAAAGAATGAATTAGATGGAGCTAATACATTCTTGTATGATTATATTAATAATAAAATTAATAATAATATTTCATTTGGTAGTGATGTTGTTATTTCTGGAAGTTTAACTGTAAATGGACCAACAACAACTTTAAATACAAATACATTATCAATTGATGATAAAAATATAACTTTAGGCGATGTAGTAGCTATTGCTAATATACAATTATATGCGACTTCTACATCAAATGCAACAGTACTAATATCTGGCTCAAATACTGTTGTTGGGTTGATTCCAGGCATGACTATCATAAAAATAAATGCAGGTACTGGTTCTCCTGCAGGTGGCGCAACTATTTTATCTATTGATTCTGCTAACAATAAATTAATATTAAGTGGAAATAGTCAAATTCCAGGAGCATTTGACGCTAGTATTAGCGCTGCTTCTGATAATACAGCTAATGGTGGCGGTATTACCATTAAAGGAACGACTGACAAAACTCTTAACTGGGTTGGCGGAACTGCTAATGCGTGGACTAGTTCAGAAAATATTGCATTAAATAGCGGAAAAATCATAACATTAAACGGTTCTTCTAGTGGATATATTAATATCCAAACAAATGCAATTGCAAATAATGCGACATTAACTTTACCTGGAAATACTGGAACATTAATTTCTACTGGGGATAGCAATACAGTTACGTCTTCAATGATTTCTGGAAGAACTGGAACAGGAAGTACTGTTGTATTAGCAAGTAATGCGTTATTAACTACTCCTAGTTTTTCGGTTGCAAATGGTACTGCACCTTTTTCTGTTGTATCTAATACTAACGTATCAAACCTTAATGCAGATTTACTTGATGGCCAACATGGAACATACTTTACGGATTTAAGTATTTCTGCATTTAGTCAGGCTAACACTGGAGTAACTATAGGTCAAGCTGCATTTAGTCAGGCTAACTCTGCTTACAATAACTCAAATACTGGAGTAACTATAGGTCAAGCTGCATTTAGTCAGGCTAACACTGGAGTAACTATCGGTCAAGCTGCATTTAGTCAGGCTAACTCTGCATTTAGTCAGGCTAACACTGGAGTAACAATCGGTCAAGCTGCATTTAGTCAGGCTAACTCTGCATTTAGTCAGGCTAACACTGGAGTAACAATCGGTCAAGCTGCATTTAGTCAGGCTAACTCTGCATTTAGTCAGGCTAACACTGGAGTAACTATAGGTCAAGCTGCATTTGGTAAGGCTAACTCTGCGTTTACTCAAGCTAACGCTGGAGTAACAATTGGTCAAGCTGCATTTGCTAGAGCAAATACAGAAAATATAGGTCAAGCTGCATTTAGTCAGGCTAATACTGGCGTAACAGTTTCTACTGCAGCATATGGTGTTGCTAATACTGGAGTAACAGTTTCTACTGCAGCATATGGTGTTGCTAATACTGGCGTAACAGTTTCTACTGCAGCATATGGTGTTGCTAATACTGGCGTAACAATTGCTACAGCAGCGTTTTCAAGAGCAAATACCGAAACCATAGGACAAGCAGCATTCTCTCAAGCTAATACTGGAGTAACAATTGCTACAGCAGCGTTTTCAAGAGCAAATACCGAAACCATAGGACAAGCAGCATTCTCTCAAGCTAATACTGGTGTAGCAATTTCTACTGCTGCATTTGCTAGAGCTAATACAGAAACGATAGGACAAGCAGCATTTGCTCAAGCTAATACTGGTGTAGCAATTTCTACTGCTGCATTTGCTAGAGCTAATACTGGTATAAAGATTTCAGATGATTCAACAACTGATTACGATTACAATTTATTATTAGCAAATGTATCATCCGGAACATTAGCAACTGCAAATACTTCGAGTACTAATTTATATTTTAACCCAAACACAGGAACTTTAAATTCTACTACATTTAATTCTTTATCTGACGAATCCGTTAAAACTGACGTCACACAAATAACGAATAGTTTGGATGTAATAAACAATATTAGCGGAGTAGAATTTATATGGAAATCTAATAAAAATAAAAGCGCTGGTGTTATTGCGCAACAATTAGAAAGTATATTACCATTTTTAGTCAATACTAATAATACTGGATTAAAAAGCGTAAACTATTCAGGTATTATTGCATATTTAATAGAAGCGATAAAAGAATTGACTAACAGAATTGATGAATTAGAGAAAAAATAAAAATATATTAGGCGATATTTACTTTTACATATTTAATTTATCAATTCCAATACTACAATAGATACAAATAGGCATTTAAAATGGCTCAAGTTACAACAAGAGATGAATTAAAAGATTATGCTCTAAGAAGATTAGGTGCTCCAGTAATAAAGATAAATGTTGATGATGATCAATTAGAAGATAGAATAGATGATGCATTACAATTCTATCAAGATTACCATTATGATGCAACTGAATCTTTTTATTGGATGCATGTAATTACACAAGAAGATGTTGATCAAAGATATTTTAATGTTGATCCAGGCATTTTAGGCATTACAAGAGTATTTCCTCTTAATGATACAATCACAAAAAATAATATGTTTGATTTAAGATATCAACTTCGTTTACACGAATTATATGATTTTACATCAACATCTTATACCAATTTCTCTATTACAATGCAGCATCTTCAAAATTTAAGCGAAATGTTTACAGGAGATGTTCCAATTAGATTTCAGCGCCATACCCATAAATTATATGTTGATTGGGGTTGGGGTTCTGCTCAAATACCAGTTGGTACTAATGTAATTGCAGAAGGATATAAAGCTATTGATCCAGAAACATATGAAAGCGTTTATAATGACCGTTGGCTAAAAGAATACGTTACTTCATTATTTAAACGTCAATGGGGCGATAATATGAAGAAATTTGGAGGAATCCAACTTCCAGGTGGATTGACGCTAAATGGTAAAGAAACATTTGACGAAGCAACAGCAGATATTCAAAGATTGGAAACTGAAATGCAAGATAGATACGAATTACCCGTTCAATTTTTAGTTGGATAAACATTATGCCAAGTAAATATTTTCAGAATTATGGTAAACCTGCAGTCGAGATAAATTTAATTGAGGATCTCTACAACGAGGCGATAAATATCCAAGGCTTTAGCGGGTACTATATTCCAAATACGAACGTTGAAGGACGAGATTTGATCTATGGAGACGATCCTTTAAAGCATTTTGATGACGCGTATAAAATGGATATGTATCTTGTCAATACAATGGATTATGGAGACGAACAGGATTTCTTTTCTAAATTTGGATTGGAAGTAAGAAACCAGACTAAAATTCAATTTACCTTTAAAGAATTTATGAAACGAACTAATAATCAGTTCGAAGTTCCAAAGGAAGGAAATTTAATTTTTATTCCATTTTTTAAAGATTCAGGCGAATTATTTGAAATTAAGTTTGTTAACACATCAAAAGATTTATATACTCTAGGTAGAATAAGACCATTTTATTACGAATTATCTCTTGAACCGTTCAAATATAATGACGAAAGCCTTGATACTGGTATTGAGTTTATTGATGAAATAGAACTTATTGAAGCATATAAAACGATAATTGACGTTCAAAATGGAACCGGTAATTACGTGGCTGGCGAAATTATTTATCAAGGAGCTGCAAATAATAAATTAGCTCAAGCTGAAGTAGTTTCTTGGGATGCAGCAAATACAATATTAGTTGTAATGAATACCAAAGGGGAATTCTCTAACACAGCAGGATCTATTGTTGGTCAAACAAGTAATTCTAGCTATTTATTAACTGTCGTTGATACGAAAATTCGTGAATCTCAATTTGATAATTTACCTATATTTAATGAAGTAATTGGATTCTTAGACCCATCAGAAGGTTTTGGTAGTTTAAAATACTAAAGGTAAAATATGACATACAGATTACAATCAATAAGAAAAACTACCATTACATTTGCTAGTTTATTTAAAGATATTCCATTAATAAAATACGATGATAATGGGATAGAAGTAGAAAGAATGATAGTTCCTATTATCTATGGCGATAAAGAAAAATATGTAAAAAGATTAGATATTTCGCGCGAAAAAGTCCAAATAACTTTACCTCGTATTGAATATGGGTTAACGACCATGGAGTATGATGTAGATAGAAAATTAAACCCTGTAAATAAATTGATGGGGTGCGCTGGATTAGGAGATACTTATGTTAATTCACCTATTCCATATAATTTTAATTTTGAATTAATATTGTACACAAGAAATATTGAAGATGCCAATCAAATAATGGAATATATTTTATCGCATTTTCAACCGGATTATAATATGCGTATCGTTATGGTTCCGGAAGCAGGTATAATTAAAACTATACCCGTAACATTTAATGGAGATTCCGAAGAAGAAGATTCAACAGGTTCATTTGATTCTCCAGTTAGATCGGTATTTAGAACGTTAACATTTACAGCCAGAAGTTTTATTTACCAACCGCCATTAACATATATTCCAATTTTAACTGCGAATACAAATATGTATATTCCTCAAAATTATACTTACATTAATTTAAAATTAATTGATGGATTCGGTGATTTTGTTGGAGGGGAAAATATATATCAAGGATATAATTATGACACAGCTTCAGCAAAAGCAACAGTGGCTTCATGGGATAAATATACAAAAATATTATCTGTGTCAAATGTAATAGGCTCATTTACTAAACACGCATTACTAAGAAATGTTGCAGGATCTGCAGAATATTTTATAGGAGAATTACCCGAAAGCGGATTAGTTTATGCAACATCAATAACTCCAACTCCAAATACTTTTCCACCAATTGGTCCATATGCATTAGATGTAGTAATAATTGATAAAACAATATAACTTATGAGTAAATTTAATAGAACGATGGAGGATTTATTTAACGTTCCTTCACCGGTGACAGAAGAAGAAACTGAATTTGCAGAATTTTTACCTGTAGAATCAACGCATAACCTTTCAACATTACTCGATCATGATTTAAAAACTGATTACGAAAGAACCCGCGAAAGTATCGATATATTAATATCAAAAGGAACTGAAGCAATTGATGATATGTTAGCTATTGCTAGGCAATCAGAAAAAGCTCGCGATTTTGAAGTCGCAGGTAATATGATCAAAACTGTTGTTGATGCATCAAAAGAACTACTAGAAGTTCAAAAGAAAATGCGCGACATTACCGGAAAAAAAGAAACCGTTACACAAAATATAAAAAATGCAGTTTTCGTTGGATCCACAAAAGATTTAATAAGATCTATTAAAAATGAGAATACTGAATGATTGATTTTGAAGGCAGTAATAAATTATATTATAGAGATAACCCTAATTTAAGAAGAGCAGGCATTGAAAATTGGGAATTTGATGAATTCCAAAGAGATGAGATTAGAAAATGTATTAATAATCCAATATATTTTATTAGAAATTATGTAAAAATTATTAATCTTGATGAAGGTCTTGTTTATTTTGATATGCATGATTACCAAGAAGAAATGGTTCAAGCATTTCATGAGAATAGATTTTCTATTGTAAGAATTGGTCGACAATCAGGTAAAACCACCACATCTGTTGGTTATCTTTTATGGTTATCGCTATTTACTGAAAATTATAACATTGCTATTACTGCCAATAAAAAATCATTAGCTGTTGAGATTCTATCTAGATACCAATTAGCATATGAAAATTTACCTATGTGGCTACAACAAGGTATTGTTATATGGAATAAAGGTAGTATTGAGTTAGAAAATGGTTCTAAGATGTTAGCAGCTTCTACTGCTGCTTCTTCTGTTCGTGGCGGATCATTTAACCTTGTATTTATGGACGAGTTTGCTCACGTTCATAATAACTTAGCAGAAGAATTCTTTACTTCAACATATCCTGTAATTTCATCAGGTAAAACTACAAAAATTATTATTGTATCTACTCCTCGTGGTATGAATTTATACTACAAAATGTGGATGGATGCAGTAAGTAAAAAGAGTGATTATAAAGCTGTTGATATTCATTGGTCTAGAGTTCCAGGGCGCG